TGATGACATTGAAATCACAACTGAGGGTGGAAAGCTAACAGTCGGTGGTTCAATTAAAACCACAAGAAGCTCTGAAAACTTCTTACATCGTGGAATTGGCAATCGTGACTTCTTTCATAAGTTTGTTCTTGCCGAAACAATCGTTGTAAGGGATGCTGATCTAGTTGATGGTCTTCTTGTTATTAAACTGGAAAATGTTATTCCAGAAGAGAAGAAGCCTCGCAAGATTCCTATCGGTCAAACTGTTGCACCTAAACAACAGTTGAAAGGTAAGACTTGACAACTAGTCTAGTGTGATGTATAATTCCAAGTAAGCGTAAAAACTTACTTGGAATCTAAATTATGAAAAAGAATCATCTAAACAAACCGATCAAACTGCGGAACAAAGTGACGCAGGATATTTACTTTACTTTCCACGATTGGCCGTCAAAAGAAATTGATGGTGTCAGTTTTGTTTCTGTTGTACCCGATAATCTACTAAATAAACTTCCGATGCAAAAACATTGGATGCGTGAAGATTCTTTAGTCAAATCAAAATAACCGCCTGTAGCTCAGTGGATAGAGCAACAGTCTTCTAAGCTGTGGGTCGCAGGTTCGATCCCTGCCAGGCGGGCCAAATTAAAATAGGAGTTTATATGAAATACGAATGTCAAGTATGCAGTCACATCTATGATGAAGAAGTTGATGGTAAGTTTGAAGACTTGCCTATTTTCTATCTTTGTCCAAGTTGTGGTTGCCACAAAGATGAATATCTTCCTTTAGAGAAAGAGTGATGGGTGAAGGTGACAAGTCTAATGTGACTAAAGGTCGAACTAGTTTCGACAGTAAAATTGGAGATAGTCTTGTCACCTTCTTGAATAGAAATATAACGCCATATCCTACCGAAGCAGGTGGTCCAAAGTTTGATTTAGTTCCAGTCGAACAACAAAAAGATTTAATGCTTAATGTTGCAAGAATGCATGCCCAGCAAGAATATAATCGCATCATGGAAATGGTGCATATTCTACAGAAACAAGCAGAACAAATTAAACGCAGATTGTTTATTACAGATGCTGTACATTCGGCGTCTTATAATTTCCAAGTGTTTCATGGACAATGTTATTGGTTGTTTTCAAACAGAAGTACTAATGTTATTAGTTTAAGTATCAATGGTCCTAATGATTGGACTTGTGGTGCACCAGAACAATATGAATATATAAGCAGAGTTCGATACATGGGAGACTCCACTTGGATTGAAGTTGATGATAATGGTAATTTAATATGAAACAAAAGTTTATTGATGCGTATATGAAAACAGCTGAAGTGTTCGCTGAACTATCTTCTGCTAGGCGACTTCATGTTGGTGCGATTGTTGTAAAAGATGATCGTATTATTTCAATCGGATATAATGGAATGCCATCTGGTTGGGATAACAACTGTGAAGAAGAAGTTGTTGATAATTATTCTGATCGAATTCCAATTGTAACTTTAAAATCTAAAAGAGAGGTACTTCATGCTGAAACCAATGCTATTGCAAAGTTGGCTAAGTCTACAGAGTCTGGAGACGGTGCTACTATGTTCGTTACTCATGCACCTTGTATGGATTGCGCTAAGTTAGTATATCAATCTGGCATTACAAGTTTGTATTATAGAAATTCTTATCGTGATGAATCTGGTTTGAACTTTCTAAGAACCGCTAATGTTGGGATCTATCAAGTTAGTCTCTAGTAATTCAAAGTTATTTATGCCGAAGTGATAGTCCTCTAGTATTTCTAACATGAGTTTAAATACTACCATCTGTCTAGTTAGATTTGATAGATCAGATTCTCTTCGTTTGATTAGATTTTCAACAAAGTTCTTGAGTATATTTTCACCTTTAGATTTATTCCAAAGTTTCTCATAAGTAAGTTTAGAGTTGCGAATGTGCCTCTTACAAGTTTCAATCTGATCAATAACTGTCTGTGATGCCTGATTAACATCAGATTTCATTTTTAAAATAGGATCATCAATCTCGCTGTTTAGATCTGGTACATAATGATTAATCATATTATTAAGACGTTCTAGTGCTTCATTTCGAATAGTAAACTCTGCGCTGAATTTACCTGTTCGATCATACTCCTGTCTTCTTATAGGATCACTAAGTACTTCATACGCAAGTTTAATTCGTTTAAAACGTTCTTCATCACCACTCTCTTTATCTGGATGATATTTTTGTGCATATATTCTATAGTTATGTCTAATTTCTTCTTGTGAAGCTGTTGACAAAACGCCTAGTTCTTGATATAGTGTCATTGTTGTTCTTTTTGTTTTATTTATAAAATGCCCTGGTGGTGGAATGGTAGACACGCTGGTCTTAGAATCCAGTGCTTAATCGCGTGAGAGTTCGAGTCTCTCCTAGGGCACCAACTAATAGGAAATTGTTATGTTTATCAAACTCACTAATGCTTCACCTGCACATAAAGGCAAACATCTTGCTCTTCGTAAAGATTTGATTATTTCTGTTTATCGTAACATTGCTATCCGTGAAGATGAATCTATTGAAGAAGTGACTTATGTGTTTGCACCACCACATGGTACGTGGGAAGTTGAAGAGTCTTTTGATACTGTGATGTCTCGATTAAAATAAATAAAGTTATAAGCCCTTTTAGTTAAATGGTATAACAGTTGATTTGTAATCATCAATTGGCAGTTCGATTCTGTCAAGGGGCACCATAAATACTTGGTTTTCCATCAAGCATAAATAATGCGACTTCTGTAAGAAGTTCTTTAAAAGGAGAAGCAAGTGTTAAACAAAGAAATTAACTTGAGAGAAGTTAAGGAATTTGTAGAAAGTTGCGGTCCTGATACAAAACTTTATGTTGGTTGTGACTCTGAAAGAATTAAAATCAGAGATCTTTGGTATGCTGATTACACGATAGCAATCGTAGTGCATATTGCAGGAAAACACGGTTGCAAAATTTTCGGTCAAGTCATTAGAGAACGAGATTATGATTCTGTGAATAAGAAACCAAGAATGAGACTAATGACTGAAGTTTATAAAGTAGCAGAAATGTATTTAGATTTATCTGCAATCGTCGAGAATGATATTGAAGTTCATCTTGACATCAACCCAAATGAGATGTATAATTCCAGTATAGTGATCAATGAAGCGATTGGTTACATCAAAGGTATGTGTAATGTAGTACCAATGGTGAAACCGAAAGCTTTTGCAGCATCTTATGCTGCTGATCGTTTGAAAGGAATAGCAGCGTAGTTATTGCGGGGATGATATAGTGGCAATATCCAGGATACCTTCCTGGTACGGAGTGTTCGATTCCTCCTCCCCGCTCCATCTAATTAATCGCGGTAGTGGTGGAACGGTATACACAGCAGACTTAAAATCTGCCGCCGAAGGGCTTGAGGGTTCGAATCCCTCCTTCCGCACCAATCATAGGGCCTATAGCTCAGTTGGTCAGAGCAGTGAACTCATAATTCATTGGTCACAGGTTCAAGTCCTGTTGGGCCCACCAATTCTTAATAAGGAAATAAAATGAGTATTGATAAAGGCGTTCGTGGTATTAAACTAGTCACGGGTGAAGATCTTCTTGCAAAGACTGGTCAAACATCAGATAATCAATGGATTCTTTCAAATCCAGTTCAATTGCGTATGGTTCCATCGCAGATTGCAGGATCTCAACCATCTATTGGTTTTGTTCCATTTCCTTCTCTTGCAAAACAAAAAGCTGATTCTATCACTATCATTGACGGTTCACATGTGGTATACTCTTATGAACCAGACGAACAGATCACCAGTCAGTACAACTCTATCTTCGGATCTGGTATCGTCACCGCATCGAAACAAATCATCACTGGTTAATTAATGAGTTTTCACTTTTATACGAACGTACAATGTATTGGTAATAATATATTTTATCGTGGTGTTGTTGACAACAAACGTGTCAAACTCAAGATAAAATATCAGCCTTCTTTTTATGAGAAGTCTAAATCTATTACGAAATACACAAATCTAGCTGGAGAATATCTTCAGCAGATTCGATTCGACTCTATCAATGAAGCCCGAGACTACTACAAACAATTTGATGGTGTCTCGGGTAAAACCATTTATGGTAACAATCGATATGAATATGCGTTCATTGGTGAACAACATAAGAAATCTGTCGAGTGGGATAAAGATCGTATCGTTATCTGTTTTCTAGATATCGAGGTTGGTTCAGAGAATGGATTTCCTGATCCATACATTGCATCTGAACCAGTGACTGCTATTGGTATGAAATATCATAACGGCAACATGTATGTCTATGGTTGTGGTGAATATAATAATGATCGTGAAGATGTAACTTACTTTCGATGCAAAGATGAATATTCTTTATTGAAACGTTTTCTTGAAGATTGGGTTGCCAATTATCCAGACATCATTACTGGTTGGAATACTAACTTCTTTGATACACCATATCTGATTAATCGTATTCGGAAGATTCTTGGTGAAGATCATGCAAAGAGATTGTCTCCTTGGAATATGATCTCTGAACGTGAAATCACAATCAAAGGTCGAAAACAGACTGCATATGAACTGATTGGTATTACTGATCTTGATTATCTTGAATTGTACAAGTGGTTTTCACCTGGTGGTAAATCACAAGAGTCGTATAAACTCGATAACATCGCCAACGTAGAACTTGGTGAACGTAAATTATCGTATGATGAGTATGATGGTCTTCATGGTCTATACAAAGAAAATCATCAAAAGTTTATTGAGTACAACATCAAAGACGTTGAACTTATTGTTCGCATGGAAGACAAGTTAAAACTTCTTGAACTTGCCTTGACTCTTGCGTATGATACGAAGACTAATTATAGTGATGTGTTTGCACAGACTCGCATGTGGGATGCACTAACTTATAATCATCTACTCGCAAAGAATGTTGTTGTGCCACCACGTGTGTTTCAGAGTAAAACTGAGGCATTCGAAGGTGCATATGTCAAAGATCCACAAGTTGGTAAACATGATTGGGTTGCATCATTTGATTTGAATTCTCTGTATCCACATTTGATTATTCAATATAATCTATCACCAGAAACACTTATTGATGCAGAAAACTATACTCCAGAAATGCGTGAAATCGTTTCACAGAGTATTACTGTAGATTCTCTTCTTCAGAAAAAGATCGATCTGTCTTCATTGCACAATGTAACAATCACACCAAATGGTCAATTCTTCCGTACAGATATTCAAGGTTTCTTGCCCAAGATGATGGAAGAGATGTATGAAGATCGCAAGAAGTTTAAGAAGATGATGCTTCAGGCAAAGCAAGAATATGAAGTCGAAACTGATGAAAAAAAGAAGTATGAGATTTCTAAACGAATTGCACGGTATGATAATCTACAACTTGCAAAGAAGTTGTCATTGAACTCTGCATATGGTGCTCTTGGTAGTCAATACTTTAGATTCTATGATCTACGTATTGCACTTGCCGTGACTACTGCTGGTCAATTTTCTATTCGTTGGATCGAATCTAAACTCAATCAGTATATGAATAAGATGTTGAATACGTCTGATGATTATGTTATTGCATCAGATACAGATTCCATTTATCTTAGACTTGGTCCTATTGTCAATAAATTTCTTAAATCGAATACTGATCCAAATAAAGTTATTGAGTTTATGGATCGAGTTTGTGAAGATAAGATTCAACCGTTTATCGATAGATCGTATCAAGAACTTGCCGAATACGTTCATGCATATGCACAAAAGATGCAAATGAAACGTGAAGCACTTGCAGACAAAGCAATTTGGACTTCTAAGAAACGTTATATCATGCATGTGTATAATAACGAGGGTGTTCAATATGCAACACCTAAGGTGAAAGTCATGGGTCTTGAGATGATTAAATCATCGACACCGGCTGCGATTCGTGATAAGATGCATCAAGCAGTTGATATTATGTTGAAGGGTACAGAGTCTGATATTCATACGTTCATTGAGAATTCTAGAATTGATTTTAATAATTTGCCTCCAGAAGACATCTCTTTTCCTCGTGGTGTAAATGGACTTCGTGAGTATGGTAGTAACACCACAATCTATGCGAAGGGTACACCGATTCATGTTAAGGGTGCATTACTATATAATAATCATCTAAAAGAAAAAGATCTAACGAAAAAGTATCCTCTGATCCAAGACGGTGAAAAGATTAAGTTTGTATATCTGAAGTTGCCAAATCCAATGAAAGAATCAGTCATTTCTTTTCCTGGTCGTTTGCCATCAGAGTTTAATTTAGACGGATACATTGACTATGAGACACAATTTCAAAAATCATTTATTGATCCAATTAAGATAGTACTAGACTGTATGGATTGGTCAGTTGAGAAAACAATTTCCCTTTGGGACTAGGAGTAAATTATGGGTATTATGGATA